CTTATAGAATCTCTAAAGTTTTTTAAACCTTCTTCTAGTTCTTGTTTAAGAGGTTTTAGATCAACAAGTCTACCATCTGTCCCCTGCGGCCCGATTGGACCTGGGATCCCTTGTTCCCCTCTATCACCTTTATCGCCCCTGGGTCCCACAGGTCCGATATCGCCTTTTTCACCTAGGACTCCTTGATCTCCTTTTTCTCCTTTTTCGCCCTGTGGTCCTTGAATCCCTTGAATACCGACTGGTCCTCTAGCGCCCACATCGCCTTTATCGCCTTTATCACCTTTATCTCCTTTCGGTCCTTGTGGACCCGCAATACCTTGTTCACCTTGAGGTCCTACGGGACCGACTGAACCTTGTTCACCAAGATCCCCTTTTGGTCCTCTACCGCCTCTTGGTCCAACAACTTCACCAACTTCTAGTTGCTCGCCATCAGAGAAATTTAAGATTAAACGATTTTCGAATATTCCTGCTTTGAGTATAGCATTGCCAGCGTTACCTTTATCTCCTTTGTCTCCTTTCTCACCTTTAGGACCAACGGCTTCTACAATGACAGACTCAGCAGCATCACCACGATCACCCTTTGGACCTTGCGGTCCAGGTGGTCCTTCGATAGTTTTGATCTCTTCTATCTCTTCACGTAGTTCTTTTACGTTTTTAGAGATTTCTTGTTTAGCAAGTTTTAGAGATGCTGTTAATAACTTGGCGTTTACTATGTCTTTCATCAGGCTTCCTCATCATCATCATTCATCTCTATATTTTCTAATAAGGATGTCATTTTACTAACGAGTTTTTTATCTTCTTCTGACATTTCTATTGGTTGAAATTCTTCTATTACTGTATTCGCGTTTATAGATTCCATTGGAGTATCATCTTGATTGTTATCTTCATCATCATTCATAGGACTATCAGGATCATCAGATTCTTCTTTGATCTCTTTATCCATCTCTTCAATATCCTCTTCAGACATTTGAAGAATTTTCTTACGAACCCAAGCCATTGAGTAGTATTTACCAACAAAACCATCAATCTCATTGGCAAGAGATAGTCTTTCTCTTAATACTTCTGCTTCTTTTAATTCAGCAAAATAGTTATCATGAGCAAACTCGTAGTAGATATCTTCACGAATTTTTTTCCAATCTTTTCTTGATATTACACCTTTTAGAACTAACTGTATTTCTAAAAGATTATCAAATAGATGTGAAAATCTATTTCTAAGTCTTTTTATAAACTTGGAAAATTTTAACTCATCGCGAGTAATTTCTGTAGATCTACCAAGATTAAACTGATTCTCTGCTTCCATACGTGTGACAGGAACATTCAGAGACTTGTAGAGTCTACGACGGAAATAATCTACATCGTCCATCTCTCCAAGATTTTGACCGCCTGGAAGTGTAGTAATCTCGGTGCCTCTACCACCTTCTCTACGAGGAAGCCAGAAATCTTCTAACATTGTCATAAACTTACGATCATCTCTAACTTCACCAGTCGAAGCATCATAGACAAGACGATTCTTATGTTTTGTCATCATGTCTTGTAGATATTGTTCAGCCTTCATCTTTGGAAGATTGCCTACATCGATATAAAATATTCTACGTTCTGGTGCACGAGATAAACGATAGATTACAGTTGCGTCTTCTAACATTCTAAGTTGATTCAATGGTTTGATTGCTTTGTTAAGATGTCCTAGTACAATCTTATTTGATGGATCGTTCATACCACTTGTAACATGACAGATAGAATCTTTAGCGATCTTTACCGCGTTTTGAGCGCCTGAAGAAGTAATCCCTTTTGGATGATAGATGTAGTACTCGTTGAACCCTTTATCAACTGTTACCCTTGTACGAGGATCAGTTTCAGTTATTTTTTCACGTATCTTTTTAATTTTTCTAGGGTCTATTTTACGAAGTTCTTGTATACCATTCCTAGGTTTTGATTCGTTGACGAGTATGTGATAATATAAACGTCCATCAACATACCATTGTTTGAATATGTCATATCCTTGATTATTGAAGTCGAGAAGTCTTAATACGTTATAAAATTCTTCTCTAACTTTGTTTTTAAAAGAATCAGAGTATTCCAAATCATCAAGAACAATGTCTATTGGGTTTTCATTGTCCAATACGATTGATTCGTTTACGATATCTTCGATGGCGCTATCACATTCTGGTTGCATAGACATTTCGCGATAACGTGTTACTAGTTCTCCTTCAGACTTAGCAGAACCTTCTAGATCTACATAAGTACCATAAACACCACCAGCAGCGACTTCTACCGCGCCGTCTTCAAAATTAGGTGCAACAAAGGATTTTACATTTTTTTCTTGTTGTTCTTGATTAGATTTCTCTATCTTAAAACCAAATAGCTCTACTGCCATATTTTCATTTCCTAAAATGTATTTTGTTTTATCTATTTATAAATGAAGATAAACATAAAAAAACGGTGGTCTCATAGAAACCACCGTTTTAATACTCTACAAACTAATATTAACCAAAGAGTGGGGTAGTTACCTGACCTACAACACCTTGACCAGCTTGCCAGAAATCGTAAGAGAACGTGACATCAAAAGTTTCAACGGCGTCGTTTGTACCCCAATCAAGTGCAATTGCACCAACTGTTAATGGGAACAGACCGACAAAGTTGTAAGTTCTGATTGGTTCTCCAGTTTTAGCAAATTGTGTAACAGTAGCATTTGACTTGTACTGTGCGGCTTGCGCTAGAGCGGTAGAACGAGTGTTTGTTTGTAGTCCGTTGATTGCATTTGACCAACGTTCCATTCCATCGCGGACTAGGAAGTCTTCGTCATTCATGACTGTAACTGTCCAATCAGCGAAAGTTCTGTTACCAGCATATTTGATCTGCCGACCGAAGTAGTTGACTGTAGCTACGCCAAGAGTTGCTTCAGGAATCTGAGCTGCCTGAACCATGAATGAGGTCTTAATAAATGAACCACGGTCAACTGGATTGTCAATGGTTACTTGAAACAGATTGGGGCGAGCACCACCACCAGTTAGCTGTCCTTGAAACCCTGAAATATTAAATGCCATTTTATGACTCCTTATCTTTACTTTTATTTATATTAAACTTGACCAACAACTTCACTAAATTCAACACCAGTGCGGACAGCTACGAAGTTTAGTTGAATAAAGTTGATTGACCGAGCAGGTTTGATAAAGATATCGCCAATAAATTCATTACGATCAATAATTTCAGGAGTATTGTTTGTTTCGTCACAAACAACTCTGAAATCTGTGATACCACGGCGACCTTGTACGTCACGGAGGAATGGTTCTACAAGATTTACAAAGTTAGCTCTTGTAAACTCATCGTTGAATTCAAAGAGTGTAAACTTAGAAGCAGTAGAAATAGCTTTCTCTAGTACAATAAAGAGACGGCGAACATTGATACGATCAAATGCGCTTGGTTTAGCAAGAAGTGTCTTATCACCAAATAGTACAGTTCCTTGTCCTGGGAATGTAGTAATTGGATTGATGCCCTTCTTATAGAGTTCATCCCTTTCAGCTTTATTAGGTGTGAACGCCATTTTAACGACATTCTTGATTTGACCACGGTTGAAACCAGCAGGTGAATACCAAGGATCACGAAGATTGTCTGTCCGAGCCATCGTTCCTGCTACATCAGCATTAGCTGGAATGTAACGATATACGTCATTGTACTTGTCGTATTGATACTTCCAACCAGAGTCCATGATACCATATGAACTTGATGGTAGAGTATCACGATAAGCAATGATGTCTTCTGTTTCTGAACCAGCGTAGAGACGATTGTCTACAACGTCTGCTTTCTCTGGAGAAATAACAGCAACACAGTCTTTACGAACTTCACATATTTGTTCGATAAGATAACGCGCTCTTACAGCATTAGCAGAAGCGCCAAGAAGTATTGTTACGTCTACTTCTTCAGCGTTTTTGAACTTGTCATATCCTAAGAGATAGTTAGCATTGGTTGGTGTATTACCATCGCGTCCGTTTACAAACGAACTGGTCTGTACATCGGTATCACCAACAAAGGTAACACCAGAAGCTTTCTTACCAGCATTTGTATTAGAAGCATGATGTTTAGTCCACCATACATACTTTGACCGATTATTAATAACATCCTTATAGTAATTACTACGTCCATCTTCTGTCTTAGCATCAGATGCCATAGAAACGGTTGGAAATACTTCAATAACTTGATTCTGTACACCAGTCCATTCACCATCTTCATCTACTACAGCGATATGCATTTCATCAGCGGTTGCACTAGCAGTGTTAGCATATGTTGAAGTTCCTGGTGCAATATCAAAGAAGTTGTAGAACTCCCAATAACGAGTTGCAGCATAACCACTAACAGTGTTACCTGTGTACTTCCTTTCAAGAGTAAGAATTGTCGAATTAGCGATAGAAGCGACACGAACTTTTTCTTTGTCTGGTCCGATTTCGATAAGATCGCCAACTACTAACTGAGTGTCAAAGTTTGTACTTGAACCAGTGACAGCTGTTGTTTGTGTCGTTACAGCAATCGTACCAGCGATAGAATTTGACCATGCTTGTGCGCTTGGACATACAGAGATTTTGAGAGAGTTACCCAATAATCCTGGATATTTTGCAACCCATTCACCAACATTTGAGATACCTGTAGAATAGTTATCTTCGTAGTCATCTTCGTTTTTGATGACAGTGTTTAACGTATTTGCAGCGTTTGTTGTTGCATTACGTGCTGAGGTGGCCACAGAACTGTTACCAGTTGCTACAACACGAACGACCTGTAATGCATTTGCATATGAGAGGAAGTTAGTTGCTGTGAAGAAGTCTTCCGCAGTATTTGCGTTAGGTTTCTGGAATGTGCTACAAGAGCGGTTTCTTGGGAAACTAAAACTCTCTTATCTACTGGACCCCACCGAAAATGTCCAGCAATAGCACCAATAGATGTTGATACAGCGGGTACAACAGTAGTAAGATCAATCTCACTAACGTTGACGCCTGGAGAAACTTGGAATGCCATTTCTTACTCCTTAGATTAAAACGAACGAAAATCTCATTTTCTTTTTATTTATATTTTTAACGTTTTTAATAAACTTAGTTAATAAATAGAAATATGAGAAAAACGGAAGAAACCAGACATAAAATGAGTCTTGCTAAACTTGGTAAACCCAAGTCTAAAGAAACTCGTATTAAGATGAGTAAGGCACATATGGGCAAATCTCATAGTGAAGAAACTAAAAGAAAAATTAGTGAGAGTATGAAAAAGAAGTTTCAATCTGTTCTATTCGTTGATCCATGGTCTACCAACGATTAATAAACTGGTCTTTAAGATCTTCTAGACTGTAAGGATCGTTTACGATCATTTCTGCATCATTTGCCGCATCATATCTAAAACCAAACGGTAACATATCTTCTTCCATCATAGATTCTTTATCTTCTAGTATTCTTTTTCTAATATCAGTGTTTGTAAGTTCTTTGAAATAATCTTGTCTTACAAGCCATCCAAATAATACTAGACACATTACTAAATCGTCGTGATATCCTTCATCGGCTTCAAAAGATTCCTTCTTACTAATGAAATTAGATAACTCTTCAATTATGTCAAAATCTTGTATAATAATTTTTTGATTCTCTACCATATCTTTTAAAGTAGAACAACCAATTCTTTTGACTTGTTTTGTAGTTCTTACACCATATTGTGGTTTATTGCCAAATCCACTACCAATAATTTGACCAGATCTACCTCTCATATTTGTCATGAAAATATTTTCATATTCCAAGTCTCTATAAAGAATAGAAGCGACTTGTTCGCCGATATCATTTATTTCAACTAAAACAAAAGCATTGTTAAAGTTCTTAGCTACATTATATACTAACTCTGGATATAAAATAGGTGAAATAGTAGAGTCTTTGAATTTAGCGACAACTCTATATGGTATCTGTGTGATATCGATAACAGTGAAAGCTGAGTTATCTCCACCAACGCCACGAGATGTATCGACAGATATTACATACTCGTGTTTTTCTTTTATATCTTCATACTGATCAAATCCATTTTTTGAAAATTTAGGGTTGACAAAGGTCAAATTTCGGAGTATATTTACATTGATGAGTGTATTACTACTACCTAAGAATTCGCAAGCAAACTCTTGATTAAAATCTTCTTCACTTGTATTTGCTATTTGTTCTTCTTTCCACTTCTCATCTCTTCCTGGTGTTTCCCACCAATCAACAGCAATTGGCATAAACTTACTGCGTTCTTCTTCAGCCTCAACCCACATCTTATAGAAATGATTCATACCCGCTGGTGTAGAGACAATAATCATTTTTGTCTCTTGACCAGATGAGATTGTAGGATATACAGACTTAAAGAATTCACTAGCAATACCATGAGGAACGAAAGCAAACTCATCAAGAAAGACAAGAGAGAATGATTGACCACGAGCAGCAGAACCCGTCGTAGATGTAGCGAGAATTTTTGATCCATTTTCTAGTTCAATAGAACCTTTATTCCATACAGCAATACCTTGTTGCATCCATAAAGGTAGATTCTCATACGCTTTCTTTAATCTATCAAGAAGTTCTCTAGCCAGTTCTGCCTTATTAGCAAGTAATGCTACATTTTTATTTTCGTTAAAAAGAATATAATGAAGAATAAAACCAATGACGGCAGTTGATTTACCAGACTGTCTAGGCATTTTTGTAATGACAAAACGATTATTATTAAACGTATTAATCATTCGTTCTTGATATGCATATAGATCTAAAGGAATAAGACCTTTATCTACATGAACAATCTTGACATAATTTTTTACAAAGTATATTGGATCCTGAGCACACTTAATGTACTCTTGAATTTGATCTTGAGTAAATTCGAGATTTACTCCAATTTTCTTTAGATTTGGGTTACTAAGATAGGCATCTGACATTATATATTAGTATTTCTTTATATATTAAATAGTATATACAATCCATCCAGTTGTATTATCAGATTGATAAGCATCTTCATCCCAATTATAAATTTTTTCTGGTCCTGCATCATCGGGCATTGGAATTGGTGGTTGCCAATCATAATTCACATCTAATGTCCACGAAGCATGCGGTTGAATACCATAGAATACATCACCTTCTTCACTATATAAACATCCAATACCAGCATACATCTTTCTAAAACTATTATTATAAGATGTTTGAATCCACTTTACACCAGGAGCTATTTCATTTGGTACTGTAGCGTTCAAATGATTAATAGCTCTTTGATTATCTCTTACTTCTACATCGTTTTCTAATAATAAGTTGTTGTCACAAGTAGAAACAAAAGTGACAACATTGTTCTCATCTACTCTCGCAAAATGCGCCATTTTTATTCTCCTATTATTTTCATATCTATCTTTTTAAAATTCTATCAAACATTAAAGCTAGTAACATAGCAGCACCTGCGGTCAACATAGATTCTGTATATATGCCATCATAACGAGATGGATGACTTAAAATATCAGCAACAAAAGTGGCAAATCCAGTTAAAGCCAATGCAAACCATTTACTATGATTTATATTAAATAAAGATAACATTACTGTAAGTACTAAAGCAATCACTGCTGTTTTACTTGCTGTTATAAAATGACTTAATGTAAGTACAGTTAAGTCTCCTTGAACCATACAAAGTAAACATGCTAAAAACGGTTCTAGAAACTTTTGTATGAAATAATCGTAATTAGTTTTTATCATCTTTGTTTTTTAACTTATCTATTTCTTCTGCGTTTTTTGCAATATGATCATGATTAGAATCAATCTTTTCATCTTGTACAGAATCAATCATTCTTTGTAATCTTCTACCTTTTACTTCTTCACTATCTTTGTGTAATTCAGGATCGACTACTTTTTCTAACTTTAAAAATGGTATTCTTTCATTTGGTACATATCTCCATGTATATCCTTTATCACTGAATACACCAAATACTGTTTGTTTCATACCAACTTTTACAATAATAGCATCTGAACCATCAAGAATAACTTTATCACCTTCATTGAAGGCTCGGTTCATTTGAAACGCCATACCTTTGGCAAAGTTAGTTACAAAGTCTTTTAACATAAACGCAATGATTGCTGATACTAGAACAGCAATCCATGGAAGAATCAGAGTTGTCAAGTCTCCACTGAGAGAATTAATCGACTGAACTTCTTGCATTTTTTTCTCCTTGAATAAGTTTTTGAAGATCAGCAGTTGAACCTACAAATAATGCATTGGTTACATTCTGCGGTTTATCTTCTTTTGTCTGTAATATATCTTTCTTTTTCTTAGCCAACTCAAGGAGATCTTTGTTTGTATCAGTTAATGTTTTAAGTAAATTTGTCGCCACTTCAAATGCTCTTGGAGATTCACTCTGTCGAGCAATTTCCATAACTCTATCTAAATCACCCATTCCAGAGTCAATTAGATCTCTTAAATTATGTCTAGCATAGTCGTAATCATCTTCTATTTGTTTATTAATATTAGGTTCTATAACCTCCACTTCATTAGGAGGATCTATGTTTAGTACATGACTGAATTTAGAATCGAAACTCATGGTTGTTGATCACTTCCTGTTCTTGGATTATATATCAAACCGTCTGTATAGAAGAAGGTATTCGAAGCAAATCCATAATTATCATTCACATCAATTAAACTTCTATCAATAGACGCTGCACTATTTGTAGTAGGCGCGCCATTAGCTAATAATCCAGGAACAGTAACAAGACGACTTGACCTTGGAGTATTTAAGGCTGTATTAGCATGTAGATCAATCTGTATTCTTGTAATTGGTCCGCTGTTTGTAGTTGGTCCGTATAGATAACCTTTTAAAGTAAAATTGAAGTTCCAGATAATAGTTCTTCTAGTAGAATAATCACCATCATATACATCCTCAAAATCTATACTATTCAATATAATTGGTATATCCATAGTTATATTCATAGATGGTATTAGATTTACTGATACGTTCCATTCTGGTTTAAAATATGGAACAATTTGTTCTACTATTTGTGTACCATCATCCGCATTCTTCACAAACGCTGATAACACAAATGTAATATCATAAGGAACAGGTGTATATTGTGTTCTCAACTGAGTATTATCAGATGTGATAATATAACTATTCTTTTGAGTGGAGTTTATTTTTCTCGTAGAATCATATGCAAGGCCGGTCAACTCAAATCCAAGACGTGGAAGCGATATAGCAACTTCTCTATCTAGATCTGGATTTGTATCTAGTCTGACAAGAAATTTTTGTTTGGGTCCATACGCTAAAGGAACAGCAAGTGTTTGTACTCTATTACCGTTCGAATCCGTTCTTACAAGTTGGATATCATTGAATAATGATCCGAATACTTGAACATAACGTCTAATTGTACCGTGATAAAAATACTCAAACATCAGAACCTACCCTCTGACCATGGATCTTTTTCACTAAAATCAATAATATCGTCTTCTAGTATGTTAGATTTATATACAGTATCATTATCTGCTTGTGCATCAATTGTAGAAATTTGGAATTCTTGTACGATACCATCACCATCTTCAGCTAGTAGAACTTCGCCATCTTCAAGAAGTGTTTGATAGAAAGTTTGATCAAGTGAATATTGATCTTCAACAATATCAATCTCACTATATCCAGTATCAAGTTTTTCAGAACTATAAGAAAATAATTCACAACGTAAATCATATGTCTGTAATCTACCGGTTTGATAAAAAATCTGTTCGTGTTCAACAAACTTAATCTCAAATATCTTATCAACCATTGGAAAATAGATTAGATCTCCTTCTAATGGACGATTAGAACTGATTGAGTATCCATTAGCAGTGTCTGCTTCTAGTACGATAGATTCTGTCTCATTGTTCCCTGTGAGAAACTGTCTTGATGGAACAGCCGTATTTGCCTGTTCTGTAAGTAGATTATAACCTACTTCTGTCATCAACTTTTCTGTACGAATCTGATCAAATCTTTTACGAGCAAGAGTGAAAGTCATCTCATCTCGTAACTGTAAACCGAATCTTGAGAGTAGATCACCTTCTCCTTCAAATCCTTCCACGTTTTTGATATACATCTCAACATCAGCAGCGGTTGTAAACTTCATCAGTGGATCTTCACCGAATAAGTTATCTCTCGCTACGATTGTTTTTGGAATGTACTTTACATCATGACCATAGATCTTGATAGCCTCAATCGTGAGATCTTCAACTAGGTCTTGCTCTCTGGCGTATGAGAAGTTATTGAAATACTTATTCGTCGCCATAATTTATCCAATCATATCATGGACGGGCAATGAATAACTCGTAATCATTTCATCTTCTAACTTATTAATTTCTTCTCTTGCTTCACCTAGAATACGAACACCGTCAAATTGAATTCCTCCTGGAAGTTGAATACCTTGAAACTTAGATAGATTTTCGCCCCACTGTCTTTTAAATAAAGCAGTCGAATATCTAAGTAACCATCTATCACCCCAAACATCTGTATATGTATTTGGATCTACTGTGCGATAACAATCAATGATGATGTATTCATCTACGAGAACATCTGTTTCCCAATCCATATCAATATAAAGTCGATCTGTGTGACGGTTGAAACGAATAGGTTTCTTACCAACAAAGATTTCTTCAAGCATTTCTACATGTCTCATAGCGTTCACATAAGGAACATATGAAGCACTAGAAAAATCAAAAAGATCGTTTAGATGAATTTGATATCGAATATTGAATAGATTTGAACTATTAATAGAATCCCCAATATCAAACACTCTCACGATCCCTTGAATATTTTCTGGGATAGAGATGTATTTGTTGGTTTTATCTGAAGAAGTAATTTGATGTTTTAAATAAACATGTTCTGTGCCATCGTAGTGATAATCACGATAGTATTGTAATGCTTCGTCAATTCTATCCTCTAGTTGTTCGTCATCAACGTTGATATCTATAACTGGAGAACCTAGATTTCTAAGGCAATATTGTTTATGTTGTTCTCTGGTCGCAGGAATAGCCATAGTACCCTCTTTGTATAAGTCT